GGCATCATTTAGAGGAGTAGTGGATATGAGCTTCTTCCTTTTTAGGCTAGCAAAGGTATATGCATGAAGGGAATTGACTAAAATTAATCCCCCAAGAATTACAACTGAGCCGCACCCAGCAGGAACTATAATTTTCAAGTGGTCCCCCGAAACGGTCTCTGTAAAAAATAAGCCCTTGAAAGTGCTTGACTTTCAAGGGCTTTAGAGTGATTATTGAGGTTCCTGGCGTACTATTTTCAGTACTAATAATCAGAAACTTACCTCGTAAGCGGGCTACAAACGTAACCGGAACCGAAACATTTTCTTAGTTTCTAAAGTTTCTATCTCTTGTTATTTCTCACTATTTATTTAGGGAATTTTCCCCCTTTAATAATCGTCATCCTGTTTTATTTTTGGAATCATCCAGTAATTCCAATCTTGTTCTCAAAGATGCGTTTTCTACGAGTAATCTCCTGTTTTCACATTCCAATTCCTTATTCCTATCACGCAAAAAAAAGACCAAACTGTCACTATTCAAGTTATTAGGAATATCGGATGCTTTCGCAGGCTGATCGTTCACATACATAGTACCCTTACCAGTCATTAACCATTCGGCACTTAAGTTTGTGTAAGCACACAAGATTCGTTCTATACTATCTGAATTCATAGATGACCTATTCTTTAAAGCTTTACCTATAAGACCATTTGAAAGGCCTGCTGCGACAGTCAAGCTATTAGAATTCAATCCTTCAGTTTTCATAAAAAACTCAAGTCGGTCTATAAATGTCTCTTTAGCAATAGAACTATTCTCCATTATTTGTTTTCATTTATAGAACAATTCGCAATAAAATATTCATTTTATTAGAAATGTTCTCGTAAAACATTTGCAAATAGAGAAAAGTTCTCTATATTTGCACAGTGATTTCAAAATTATTGCAACAAATGTACAACAAAACTAGAACATCCGCAATAGCGAAAAAACGCTATTCGTTTAAAAAAGGATATCTGCAAGTCTCTTTAGAAGATAAAGACAAGCTCAAATCAGACTTGACACAGGTTTTAAATAACCCATCACGATCGTACTTCTCAAAAAAACTGAATGCCGGGATTATCGATATCTCCGTAACTCTATTCTCGGCAATTACAGAAGTCTTTAAAAAATATGATATAACAGACTGTTGGACCATTGAAGATATGTAGTTATGAACTTAAAAGTCACACTTGCAAAACGGGAAAACGAAATAGCCGAATGTGTTGCGTGGGGAGGCTCATATAAAGAGACAGCTTCACTGCTACAAATCAGCGTACGGACCGTAGACAACACCCTTCGTAAAGTCAAAGAGAAATTAGGACTAAATAAGATCAACGAAATTTCAGCATGGTGGTTTTGTACGCACCACAACATAAGCTTTGACTTATCCCCTTTTGTTAGAAGACAAGTATCGGTCATACTACTTTTCTTGTTCATCGGTGGAGAAATTACGATCATTACAGACTCAACATATACAGTACGTCGTTCTCGCAGAACACGTACTGAATATCGAGTCAGAAGACAGGAAACTTCTATTAATCAACCATATATTATTTAATCAAATTACGCACAAGGAATGCGTCCGGGATAAACCCGGTATTTTAGTTATACATTTTCTATATTCAAATGAGGAAATAGAAGTTTATCATTATTAATCATTAAAAACGTGCTTAAGGAGGCATGTAGGGTATCCAATCCCTGGTTAGGTTTGTTACACAAGATTTGCCGGGTGAAATTCCCGGCATACGGGTAATGGTGTAAGGTAGCATAACGGAGTGTTCAGCATTTCTCTGTTGGCTGGGTTCGAATCCCAAATACCCACTATTTCTATTATTAACATAAAAGTAAACGTTATGGAAAACTTTGAAGAAACAGAAAAACGTATAACTTCCGCAATGAATGAAATTTCAAATATTATTAAATCAAATAATATGAGTGCTCTTTGTTTTTTTTATAAAGAGCAAGATTCTCTCGTTGCCACTCCGGCAGTAATTACCGGTTCCCCTATCAATATCATACCAGCTATAGTACAGATCATGCAAAACTCATTTATTGCCCGTAATATCATTTTAACGGCCTGTGACTATTATAGATTCCAAGAAAAAGAGAAGATAGAAACAAAGGAGATGCCTCAATACTTAAAGGAATTTATTGAAGAGCTGTTAAATGAATTACAATAGTAAGCTATGAAAGTTGTTCACTCCCCCAGCCCATCCACTCAAAAAAGAGAAAAGATAAATCTTTTTGAGAACGATGATCCGGAAGAAGTTGCAGCTCTTTGTCAGCAATCTGTTCAGCTAGAATCAAACAAGATATTGTTAAGAATAGACGCCCGGACGCAAGTTCTCGTTGATCCCAAAGATGCAACATCTGAATATGCGGAAAAACTACGGCAACGGTATAAGTTAAGTTATCACCATAAAGCCGTAGGAGGGCGTAAAAAAAGATAATACTATGTATGTAGACATTGACAATCGTGGTTTACTCACCATTAATGATATTCATCCAAAAGATGCTCAACATCTTTTAGAAATAATTCAGCAGGCAGACGCGCAACTTTTATCCAGTCCTATTGAAGTCCTTAGAAAACAGCTTCATTTGCAACTCAAAGAACTTGTTTTCTCCGTACCAAATAAAAAACCATAGCTATGAATTTTACTGATGATGATATAAAACGCATCAAAGACGCATCAGCCAGCCACCTAATTGATGTGGTACAAGACTTCCAGAATCTTCGTAAATCTGGGACTAGTTACATATGTGACTGCCCTGTATGCAAAGCTTCGAAGAAGTTTAGCATACACCCGGTCAAAGATATTTATGGATGCTTTTCTTGCCATCAAGTCAACGGAGTTGGTGCACTTGACTATTTAATGAGAGTCGAGAAAAAAGAATTCCCAGATGCTCTCGAATATCTGGCACACAAATTCAACGTCATTCTTGATCAGCGTCCGGAACAGAAAAAAAAGCAGATCGAGAAAATGAAGAAAGGAAGTAAAAAAGCTAAAGGCAATGATGTCTGCAGCTTTTGTTCTAAAATGCTTTCTGATTCTGGATTGACTTTTGAAGATGTCACAGCCAAGATTTATAAAACCGGTGATACGAAATCAATTTTCGAGGCACGTACATTTCATCCTGGTACCATAAACGGATCCGGAGAGATTGATTCATCCGGAGATGACGTGATTATAGAATATTATGATCTCGAAGGCATGCCGGTTACCTATTCCAGGAAAGATCATCGAAAAAAAGACACAGGTGAACGGAAAGAATATTTTCGGGTACGATGGCAATTTCCAGATGCACATTTAGACAAAGAAGGGAAACCATTCAAATATAAATCACCTTCAGGAAGTGGTACGCCTATCTATATTCCAGAAAAACTGCGCCGTATGTATAAGGAGAAAGAGCAAATCCCCAGACTCTATATCCAGGAAGGAGAAAAAAAAGCAGAGAAGGCATGCAAACACGGAGTTCCCTCAATTGCTGTTTCTGGCATTCAAAATTTAGGTAGTAAAGAAAACAGCTCTCTTCCGGAAGATCTAGTAAAGATCATCACAACATGTGGTGTTAAAGAAGTTGCATTCATATTTGACTCTGATTGGGATGATATCAGCACTAATATCCGACTTAATGACCGTGTCGAAAAACGTCCTTACTGTTTTTTCTACGCTGCCAAAAACTTCAAAGAGTATATGCGTACTCTTAAGAATCGAAATATCTACGTAGAAGTTTTTGTTGGCCACATTCAGAAGAATGAAGCTGGAGACAAAGGTCTGGATGACCTGCTTTCAAATACCCTTAAAGATCATGAAGATGAATTGGCAAAGGATATCGAATTTGCGTGTAATCAAAAAAAAGGTCTTGGAAAGTATGTTGAAATGTTCAAGGTTACAACTTGGACCGATCACAAATTACAAGAGTTATGGTGTCTGCATTCTCATGAAGCTTTTGCCGAACGTCATAAGGATATTCTCAAAAACCTTCCTGAATTTGTATTCGGAAGATACCGATGGAAGTTTGATGACACAGGCAAAGTTGTCCTGGCACAACCTTTCGATGATGATGAAAAATTTTGGGAAGAAGTAGAGAAAAAAGACCGGGGAGGAGACCCGCGTATTGAATATCAATTCTGCTATGTCAATTCCCATAATTTTCTGCAAAATCGCGGTTTTGGTCGTCTTCGTCGTCTTGACAAAACCTATCAGTTTATTCACCTGGATCCACCGGTCGTCCAAGCAATCGACGCATCGGATGCACGAGACTATTTATTTCAATTTGCAAAACATTATTGTAAAAAGGAAGTAAACGAGATGCTTATCAAAGGGGTGTCTCAATATGTAGGTCCGGACAAACTATCACTTCTCAATTTCATTGAACCGAATTTTATAAAGCCTAATAGAGAAAGCCAATATTTTTATTTCGATACCAAATGTTGGTACATAACCAAAGACAGTGTACAAGAAATGGGATACGAGAATATCAGCCACCATATATGGGCAGAACAACGAAAAATGATTCCCTCCAAATACTTGGGCTACCCATTAATCACTTTCAAGGTAGATCAAGAAAATCATTATACCTATTCTATCTCAAAAGATGGGGAAAAATGCCATTATCTCCTTTTTCTAAAAAATGCCAGCAATTTCTCCTGGCGGAAGTCTGAAGTAGAGAAAGATGCCGATGAAGAGAATGAGAATCGAATTCATCTTTTAAGTAAGTTATGTGCCATAGGTTATATGATAATGGAAGCTAAAGATAATAACGTTTCAAAAGCTGTTGTCGGAATGGACGGAAAACAATCCGAAGTAGGTGATTCCAATGGCCGAAGTGGTAAATCTTTAATTGGGGAACTCATGCGCTGCGCTATTCCCACAGCTTACATACCTGGAAAAAGAAGCGACCTCTTCAATGATCAATTTGTTTGGAATGATGTACTTGAAAATACTAAGCTAGTATTCATTGATGACGTACTGCAGAACTTCAATTTTGAATTTTTATTCCCCAATATTACCGGAGATTGGAGTGTTAACTATAAAGGAGGCAGAAGGATTACTATACCTTTTTCCGCATCTCCCAAAATCTACATTGCCACCAACCATGCAATTCGTGGTAGTGGCTCCAGCTTTACTGATCGACAGTGGCTCCTTGCCTTCTCTGATTATTACAACGATTCACGTAAGCCTATTGATGACTTTGGTACACTCTTTTTCTCCGAATGGGATTTCGACCAATGGAATCTCACTTGGAACTTATTGGCCAACTGCATACAGCTCTATCTTCAGTTTGGAGTCGTGCAAGCTCCAGGAGAACGACTCGAACAACGGAAGCTTCGCCAAGAAATGGGCGAAACCCTCATATCCTGGGCAGACGAATATTTCTCCTCAAATGAACATTTAAATCAGCGTCTTGTCCGGAAGGACTTATATGATGCCTTTTGTACATATGATCCTGCTCAAAGGAAATTCATATCACCGACTGCATTCAAAAAGAAGTTCATTATGTATTGTGACTGGAAAGGCTACATATTCAACCCACATAAATACGACAGTAAAACTGGCAAACCTTTCCAACTGGATAAAGATGGTCGTCCTATCATCGATGATAAAGCTGGAGGAATAGAATATTTTACTGTTGGAACAGGATCCTATACAGGAGATGGGATTCCAGAAGATGATTCTGCAAATGAACAAACATTAATAGACTTTTGAGAATATGGAAAAGTTAACAATACAGCAAGTCTGCCTCAAATCAGACAAACTTAAAAAAGAAATCATAAAACGGCTAAAGTGCCAAATAAGAGACTTTGAAGTAGTACAACATGAAAGTGAGATAAGTATACACTGGTACGCTTATTATCCTGATAATCCACATATAGAAATCCCGTATGGTTGGATGATAAGCACAATTGACTGGTCAGAGAAATGGCTACACATGTATGCTTCTCACAGAGATATCTTATGAGTAAAACAAGTAAGATATGAATGATTATAAAGATAAATATGGATATATAACTCGTAGGAAAATAGAAGTTCCCCAAAGAGAGTTGACTATTCGAGGACATAAGGTATCTGATATTAAAAGAGAAGATATTGAAAATTTCTGTAAAGCAAGAGCCATTCCACCTGAATGGTTAGTGAGTGAGCTTATCAAAGAAATTGATTAACGTAAAACAATAAAGAAATGAAAAAATATCGTGTAACGATTGAATTAGACACTTTTGAATTTATAGTATCCGCTAAAGATAAGAAGGAAGCTAAAGAAAAAGCTCTCAATAATCTTCAGAAAAAGAAAATATCAACTATGATCCGAAAAGGATGGCCCGATAATAAGAGGCAAATTTTTATTGATGAAGAATAACTCAACTCAAGAATAGATATGAATCAAAAAAGAGAAGCAGACTTTAATGTAGTCTGCTCCTATATGCTATTTTTAGAATTATCAAAGGGAGGATTCGAACCCCCATCTTCCTTTGCAGGCTGCTCTACCATTGAGCTACTAAGGAAAGCACCATGACTTTCGTGCATGGCGAAGCAGCGTGAACTGCATCTGTCGCGCAACATTGATTGTTGCCTCTCACGGACAGTGGCACAAAGATAAGCATAATTAATAATAGAATCTTAATTTTATGGCAAAAATTTATATAGCAAGTAGTTGGAGAAACTCATATCAACAGGATGTTGTATCGTTTCTTAGAAATAAAGGTCACGAAGTATATGACTTTAGGAATCCCCCTCATGGCAATGGTGGTTTTCAATGGTCTGATATAGATCCTAATTGGCAGCAATGGACAACAGAACAATACAGAGAAGCTCTCAATCATCCGATTGCACAAAAAGGATTTAATTCTGATTTCAATGGTATGCAATGGGCTGATGTGTGCGTAATGGTTCTTCCTTGTGGTCGGTCAGCCAATACAGAAGCCGGATGGATGAAAGGTGCAGGCAAAAGAGTAATGGTCTATTCCCCGAAGGAACAGGAACCGGAGCTTATGTATAAAATATACGACTTTATCAGTGATAGTATGCTTAGAATCAATGATGAAATAAATAGAGTATAACAATAAAGAAATGAATAAGATAGTAATCAAAGTAACTTCTGACGGGTGGGAAACAGCCGTAACCATTAATGGTAAGGAGTATAAAGAGAAGCACGTTGCAACAGCATTTGGCTCTGAAAGTGTTGAAGGTAATTTTGAAAGCGAAGATGATATACCGGAAGAAGTATATGATGCTTTAAATTCATCTTTCCCTTTCGAGTGTATGCAGGCATTATATTCCATTGAGGATTAACAAATAACAAGATAGATATGAAAATGCAGAGTTATAAAGATGTATTAGATGAAGTCATGCCTATCTTCCATAAGAACCCGGATCGATTTATGCGATTTTACCATGCAGTCAATAACATTCTGGCCGCTATTCCTGAAGGTGATAGCATTCGTATTGACGAACATTGCAAGCCGGCATCACGCGATTTATTCATAAAAATAGCGACTATGTATATGATGGAAGAAATGATTCGAAAGAACAGCTTAGAGGGTTTTCTGGAGTTTTCTGATGATTATAATGCAATTCGACATGTGTCGAAAATGGTACCGGCTACAACTAAGCCTCACTTCTACTCAAATCGCAGATGAGTAGATTATCCCAATTTATTACTCTGTAAATATACAAAATTCCGCTTTAACACGCAACATTATGACAATAAAAAAAGAGAATAAAATAATGGTTATCATCGCACCGACTGCAGATGACCGAGAACAACTCATGTCGCGCCTGGCCGTTCGTTTAGGATTTGCAAAAGTACCTTCAGATGGAAAGAAGATCATACGCAAGGACATCTATTCCATTGACCTATCAACTGCATATTTTGTATTATGCAGCAATTACAACTTTCGTGGTTCTATCATCACGACACAGAGACTATATGAGCTTGCAGCAAAAGGGATTTGCGTAGTTGTAGGTGTCAAATCTCTACCTCGTGAATACGAACTGATTTCTCAAGTATTTTATCCTGATGACTTGCGTTAACATAAGTCGAGACATTTCTGTTATATACGCGATAGTATTATTTCCCGGTGCGCTTCAGCGTACCGGGTTTTCTTTTTTCGCTCCCCTCTCCTCCCCTTCATTCTATCAAAAACGTTTTGGACAAACGTGCATGGGAAGGCGAGAAACGTTGAAAAGGGCATATATATATTATTTTTATTTTTTATTTCTTTCTTAAAAATACCCTATCTAAAAATAGTAGAAAATTTTGTGCTTTCGTGCAAGCCCTGTATTTTCGTTATTTATTACATTAATAATCAAATATTTATACGATGCACGATTTTTGTACGAAACCGTACAATCCGTACAAAAGTGCACAAAATCTTATTTTGTACGGAGCATTATAATTTCGTACTGAAAAGTACAGCATTTTGTACGGAAATAACAAGTTGATATTCAATGGATAATATGAACATTTAAGGAAGTAATGTACTATTGCACAAAAAAATAGTACGCATTCACAAAGGGGTATTTGAATTAAACACATTTTTTATTGCCAAAGAAGTATTATTCAGTTCTTTTTTGTATATTAGCTCCACACCTAAACCACTATGATTTATATGATTACTACTAAGATTGAAGTTCCCCCACATCTTAAGGAGTATCTGATCGGAAAGTTCTGTAATATGCAGGACTCTCCGATTCATTTCCCAGACAAGACTGATATCTATCACATAATCTATGATCTGCTTGAACGCCGCCCAATCAATATACCGCCTATTGATCAGGGTAATCTTGAGATTTATCTTCCAGAACGCAGTACAGGCAAAAATCCCAAGACCTACAACTATTTAGGAAAACGCTCACAAGTTATTCTTGTTAGAAAAATCGACCGGATGTTGTGGGCAGAAGTACATGATTTCCTGGACGAGCAGAAACACAGCTACGGAATTACATACATTAATGGAATACATAATTTCATGACAATGTATGGGATTGACTCCATCACGGAAGATGCGTTCAAGAAGAACTACTACCGATGGAGAGCTGATATTCGTCGGAAAGAGAAAAAAAGGGGCTATAATCGCCTAAAAAAATAACCTAGCAAGTGTAGTTAAATGTCCCTTTTTTGTTCGAAAAGTGTTCTAAAAATGTGTACTAATTGAAAATCAATAAATTATGAGAGAAATCAACAATATGGGAGGCATATTATTCGCTGATATCCTATACAAAAATGAAATATCCCTATTTGCTGTTCATCAGAATACAGCATGTATCCAGATTATAAAGGGACATGACTGGCATCGTCTCCCTACAGTGGGTATCATTGAATCTCCTACTGTTACCTCGAACGAATCAGCGGCAGGAATTACATATAAACATTCAGCAGCAATTAAACTTCCCCAAACATTGTTTGCTCCTGAAGCAGCAAATGATTTACGTAACAGAATAACAGAAGGGTGCATTTTGCGTTGTCAGGATCCTGCCGGAGACAAATATATATACGGAACCGGCACATATTTACTATTCGGAGAACTAACCAAGGTTATCGGCAAAAAAGTCACTGATTTTACAGGGTATGAACTCAAATTATCAGGGACTTCACAATATCCTCTTTTACAGTATTACAGCCTGTAATCCGTCCTTCCATAGGCTTCTCAATAAATGTATCATTGCACCAAAATAAGTGCAATGAGCCAAAAACGTATTATTCTTTCTGATTCATCACTCAACTGCTACGGCTATCGGGTTCTTACTTCCGGAATGTCAATCGAAGCATTTAAGAAGAACCCTATCATGCTATATATGCATTTCCGCGATGAAGGTTCACCCTATTGGGGGGACTACAAAGCTATCGGCCATTGGGAGGATATACAACTTAACGGTGACGAACTTTCTGCCATTCCTATTTTTGACAAAGTTGATGATTTATCAAAAGAAATTGCCGCAAAATACGAAGCAGGGACTTTCAATGCCGCAAGTGTGGGTATTAAAATCATAGCTACATCAGCAAACAAAGATGTTCTGTTACCTGGTCAAACCAGAGAAACTGTCACTGAATGCGAGTTGAGAGAAGCATCGATTGTAGATATTCCCGCCAACTCCAATGCCGTTCGTCTTTATGACCGTTCCACATCCGTTCTCCTGGCAGCGGGTATGGACACGCATATCGTGCCAGAATTATCCAATCATACATCTAAAAATAAAATGAATCTCAAAGCAACATGGCCGGCTTTTCTCTCTTTTTTCAAAATCAATAAGGAAGATGCAGAAAATACCGAATTATCAGCAGAAAGATTGGATTCATTACATGGTGAATTCAATCGTTTGAAGAGTGAACACACTTCACTGGTAGAGGCAAAGAAAGACGTAGATGAAAAGTTTGCATCTTCTGTCACAGAAATCAAAACCCTGAAATCAAGCATAGAAAGCAAAGATCAGGAGATTTTGCAACTCAAAAATGAAAGTACCCAGAAGGATGATGAAATCACCCAACTTAAAGAACAGGTAAACAACCTGAAGCAAGTTCCTGCACCCGGATCTAACGGACTCTCTCCGCAATCAGAACCAGGAGCAAGTGAAACTAAGGATGATTTATCCACCTTCTGCGAAAAAAATCCCGGAGATTATCAGGCCATCACCGAACGTCTGAAGCAAGACGGTCTCCTTTAATTTTAGTAACCACACCCTTAACTATTAAAAATCATGTCTACTCCCAAATTAATAGACGTATCTAAATTAAACCAAGCTCTTGTTACCTATGACAAGGGTCTTCGTGCTCTTCCTTTCGCAACTTTGCAGGAAGTAGCAGCTATACTGGGACTAAATGTCATGGATCTGCAAGGCAAACACGCATTGATCAATGAACGTCGTCGTGCCGGTGGTACCCAGTCTTACAAAATTGGTAAGGATTTCCGCCTTACTGACAAACTGCTTGGCTATGAACCTTCAGTTATCGAACCCAAAGATGTAGTCTGCATCACTAAGGAAAACTCTCAAAAGTATGATGACGGTGAACTACTGATTGTAGGAGGCGAACCGGTTAGCAACATTAACAAAAAACATCCACTGGAAACGCGTGTTGCTTTCACGTTAGTAAAATCACACATTGAAGATGTCGTATATGTACTCTATCATGCCGAACGTGACGAAGACTCTTCCTCACCGTCCGGAGCATTTGACGGTCTCTTCACTAAGATCGATATGCTGATTACCGGTGGTGATGTTAACGCAGCTCGCGGCAACTTCGCCCAATCAGGTCTTTTTGTTACCCCGACATCTGACACAGACTATGCAGCATACGAAAATCTAGTTGAATGGATTGGAGGAGCAAATACATACCTGCGTTCATCCAAGTCAGGTATTCCTCAATTACAATGTGCGGAAACAGTATTGAAAGCAGCACGTGCAGCTTTGCGCAACAAACTACGTATGCAGGAATATCCATCCATGCAACGCATGATTGAATTGCTCCGTGAAGATGCAATGTGTCCAGCATTGGAAATCGTATCTCATGAAGCACTTGGACAAGGTTCACGTCTGGTATTACAAAAGAAAGGAAATATGGACGTCGCATTCAACACACAGGCAGCAACCAAATTCTGCCAAATCCGCGATATCTACGATGATCCGAACGAATGGCAATTCTGGTTACAAACCGGATATGACACTCGTATTCGTGACTGGCATGAAAAGACCTTCCGCTGTAATGAGCAAAAGAATGAATCACTTGATTTGGCCGGTGATTATTGTAAAACCGGAGCTATTCAAGTGGATATTACCGGAGCCGACAACGGCACTTGGAGCATTCAAGGGAAAGCAGCCAGCCGCACTAATGGACAATGTATTTTGGGACTGGCTCCTGGCAATTATACTATTGAATTCAATGCTGTGGACGGTAAAAACAAACCGGCTAACAAACAAGTAACAGTAGTAGCGGGAGAAGTGGTAACCGCAACCGGAACCTACTCTTAATCTTCAATAACTAAAGAGTGGTCATGTTTGGCCACTCCTATTTATTTATTCTAAACTTTTATACAAATGAAAAAATACATTTATTTGATTCTCTGCGTTTTATTTGTAGCTTTGGTTATTACAGTCCCCGAACTGCATTCGCAGACGTGCCATCTCAATGGAGATACTTTAATCATGATGGCTGCCGGTCCCGCATTCGCTCCATTAAAATGGGAAGTTGGTCAAAACAACATGGGAGGTTATAAGGGAATGTTGCTTTTTGTTCCTTTTAATGCTCCTGAGACAGTTCCAACCGTACCGGATCCATCAAAAGCAACCAGTAACGAAGAATTAATAACGGCAGCCGGATCATTTACGTTTCCAGCTGAAGGAACTTACAAACAACCTATTTACCTATACAGTACCGAAGCAACCGTTGAATATAAAGCAGAACAGCAAGGAGAAGCCGACGGTATCAGCTATAAATGTACGCTCGGTTTCTTTTTCCCTGGCAATACTCCAGGAATGCACGCATTCAATGCACTAATCAAAAACACTCCAGGATATTATATCTTTGAAGATGCAGATGGCAAACAAATGATCCTGGGGCAACCCGGCTTGTATGCAACCACCGCACCATCTTTCAACGGAGGTAAAGCAAGAGCCGATCGTCGTGGTACCACTTACACAGCTACCGTAGACTCCAATTATTCAGCCATCTTCCTACAAACACCAATTGACATGGAAGTCATAGCAGGATTAAAACCCGCACCATCTCCAAGTGAATAATTATGACCAGACAAGAACAATTGACTCAATGGTTAGGCGACCGTCAGCGCAAATACGCTGACGGTATAGTTCTTTTCGAGGCACTCGCAAAGGAACCAGCCAAGAAAAGGTTCTCTGCTTATTTTGCAAAAGCTCCAGAAGCTCCACATATCTTCGATCCACATTTTACACAACTCGTCAATAGTCTCACGAAGATTGACAAGGAAATCAAATTTTCTCCTGCTATCTACCCGGCAGCAATGGAGGAAATAATCGTAGTAAAAACGATGAGTGATGACGAACGGAAAGAAGCGATCGAAAGCAAGAAACTGGAAATGATCAATCTGGAGACAGTAATCACTGATATCCAATCTCGCGTTGACGAACTAGAAAGCGACAATGAAAATCATGCGGAAGAATTAGTCTCCCTTCAGGAACAATTCGAAGAAAAAATGTCTGAACTCACAGAACTACGTAATGAGATCAACGCCTTAAGTACACCAGGCGTTAAAATCATTACCGAAGAGTCACTCAATCCATCCATTCGCAAGGCCTACAATCGTATCAAGGAGATCGCCCCATTATATGCAAGCCTGCATAATGATGTCGCAAATCCGGAACTTCCTGTAGAAGAACGACAACCGATAGCTGAAGAACTATGCAAGCTCGACGACGAACGACGCAAGCTATGGAAACAGATTGACTCCTGGGCTGAAGGAAAAGGAAATCTGCAATTAGAAGAAAAGAGACCGGAATTCAGTGAAAACAGCATTGTGCGTGGTATTGAAATAGCCCGTCAAATCAAACGTTTGAAGAACAACATATCCAACAGTAAAGCAGCTGCTGACCGTGCTCAAAAAGATGGAAAACAAACCGTTATGCAAAATGCTTTAGACCGTATTGAGAAGTATCAGACAGAACTTGCCACATTGGAGGCTGAAATAGCACTAACACAAGGTGAAAAGATTTCAGGATAACTTTCCACTTGCATTGTGTCCAGATTCTATTGAACCGTTTATGCACAAGGGAGACTGGGCAATACATGAAGTATTGCCCTCTCTTTTATCTGCGATCGGCCCAGCAAAAGTGAAGATCATGACATTCAGTATCTCTGAAGATAGCCTACGCCCTCTTTTTTTTCTCGCTGACGAAAGAAAAATAGAAAGCCTGACACTTCTACTGGATATGACAGTAAAACGTCATAAACTCGATCTATTACTGTTTGCCTCAAATATTAGTCCGTCCATCCGAATTGATTCATGTCATGCCAAACTATTATTAGTCGAGAATAGGCAACATAAATTCGGGATTGCCGGATCTGCAAACCTTAATCAAAACCACCGATGGGAAAATGGTTTCTATTTTACCTCCGGAAAACATTACGAATACTTCTCACAAATGTTTAACCAAGCGTATGAAAATGCCATTCGCTATGATATATTAGAATGATGACCTTATCCGAAGAAGTTCTGCAACAGATAAAAGAAATGTCTTCCGCCCTCTTACCACCGGGGGAAATTGCCATTTTATTGAATATCCCAGTTGACCAACGGGACTTCTTCTGTGATATTTGCAAAAATCATCATAGTTCGCCTATCTATACTGCTTATCACCAGGGAAGACTTCAGACCAAGCTCAACCTCCGGAAAACAGTCATCAAACTAGCTATCGCCGGCAGTCCTGCAGCTGAACCACTGGCCGATAAATACATGAAAGAACAAAGTATTAATGAATAATGCCAAAGAAAGATCCCACATACGAACGAATTGAACGTGCTTTATTCAAAGACAAAGATGAAGCAACAACTCTCCTTTCACCCAGAGAAATGGAGATTAAGAAACGTATGATGTTGTGCGTAAGCAAAAAAATGGAAGAGCCACTAATTCCAGATACAGAACTGGTTAACTTTCTACTACACGGCTGTGGAGGAAATACGGAACCCGTCTCCCAATCGCAAGCCTACCGTGACATAGGCATGATTAACCGCCTAGTAGGAAACATACAACTTGCAGCCAAAGCCTGGTACCGGTATATGATTGTCGAAGGTGGGAAAAAGGCTTTTAATATGGCAATGGACAAAGAAGATGCAAAGGGAGCTGCTGCTGCATTGGATAAAATAGGCAAATATACACGTTCTGACAAGGAAGATGAAAAATTCGATTACTCGCAACTGGTACCTCCATCCTTTGAACCTTCAGATGATGTCACATTACTGGAGGGGCTCGAACCGATAGAGAATCTTGAAGAAGAACGAATAAGAATGCGCAGTATGTTTAAAGGAATGTTAAACAAGAAAGCAGTGGACACTCATCCCATTGAAGAGGAGGAAGAAGAATGAACACGCAAATCTCTCCTGTTCTATCCGCCTATGAACTAAGAAGAAAGCAGAATGAAGTCGTAGACAAATTCTTTAATAGAATGCAACGACAGGCAATGGCCATCAACGCACATGACGAATATATAGTCGCATCACGTGGTACCGGTAAATCGGAAGGAATTGATGCACGCATCATCCTACGGAATGTGTGGGAAATGCCAGGTTCTTTGGGTGGACTTATCTCTCCCAGCTATGCAAAAGCTTGGGGAAATACACTGCCGGCCATTTGCAAAGCACTTGCCGAATGGGGATACATACAAGGCATTCATTATGTTGTTGGTCACAAAGCTCCGGAAAGCATGGGATTCGGCAAACCAGTACGTCCAGTATTAGCTGATGGTTGGAATAATGCTTTCCATTTTTGGAATGGTACCGTCATGGTGATTCTTTCCTTTAACCAGGGAATGTCTGCAAATTCTATGTCACTTGATTGGGTGATAGGCCCTGAAGCAAAGTTCCTCAATTACGAAAAAATAAAGAGCGAAGTAGATCCCGCCAATCGTGGTAACCGGCAATATTTTGGAGACTGTCCTCACCATCACAGCGTCAGCTACTCTACAGATATGCCTACCGCTTCAATGGGGAAATGGATCTTGGATAAGATAGATGAAATGTCGCTGGCACATATCAACCTGATCCGAAACCTATATAAAAAAGTGCAGGAATATAAACGTAAGCCACTGACAGACCATGTGGTGCGCATGATTAAAGAATACCAGCATGATTTAGACTTGGCACGAAAATATCAACCACCTATTAAGCCACAACAGGGGAAGACTAAAGAATATACAGTTTTCTATGGTGAATATGACGTGTTTGATAACCTGGAAGTACTCGGAGAAGATTTCATCTGGCAAATGTATCGCAACTCTCCACCTCTTATTTGGCGTACAGCATTTATGAATGAACGTTTATTCCGGGTGCAAAACGGGTTCTATTCAGCTTTAGATGATAATATTCATTTCTACACACCCGGTGATAATGGACGGCTCCGGGATCTTGGCAGTAACTGGAGTAAATTAACAGCTTGCGGCTGTCTAGGCGACGGTGATCTTGACTTCTCTAAAGAACTGCATCTGGCATTCGACTCCAATGCCTCCATATCGACAGCTATTATCGGCCAGTTGGATAATCATACTATGCGTGTACTCAAATCTTTTTATGTCAAAACACCAAGCAAACTACAGGATCTAGTCAAAATGATAGCCGATTACTACCGACCAAAACTAAACCGTGATGTAGTGGTCTATTATGACCACACTTTTACTTGGGAATCCGGATCATCAACCGAAACTTACGCAGATATCATCGAACGTGTATTCAAAGAAAACGGATATAAAGTTACAATGGTATATGTCGGCCAAGCTCCTAAACATGAATGGAAACATCTGAATATCGACCTAACCTTGAAAGGAGATCCGCAATTCCTTTGGATCCAAATAAACCTGTATCAAAATGAGTTTTTGAAGATCGCAATGGAACAGACTGGAATTAAACAAGGAAAGAACGGATTTGAAAAAGATAAAACGCCTGAAGGAACACCCGATACTCCCGACAATCCAGACGAATACAAAACACACATTACAGATGCCTTTGATACGTTATGGCTAGGTATGAACTTCTATTTCACTCTACCGGGAACAAGTGCAGGGGGGATATTCTTCCTAAACAATAAATAATCGCATATAGTGCGTTAATCACCCCCGCCACCTAAAAGAAAAAGAAAGAAGGCGGACTCCACTTTCCCCCGGAGCGCAGCGCAGGGGGCGACCGCAAAAGCAGCCCCCCTACCTAAAAGGTTCTAGGCTGTTTTTGCTGCCATCTTAGCGACTCTCTCGCTCATTCCGGCACATTGTATATCTTAGAGATAACTATCTTATTTTCGTTTATTTCTACCTTTGCTTTATCTCCCTGTTTAAAACCAAACATTTTCAAATATTCACCTTTTAGATTAAAACCTATCGTGCCTTTTTTCCCTTGTGGAAGCCTGACACATTGCAAAACTCTCTCCATATAATTAAGATTTAGCAGTATAACGAACAAAGGAAATAGCCGGAACACTCTCAACGGGTTGTATTAATCCCTTAACTGGATTCGGTTTTAATTCGATCGCAGAGGTTGGAGCTTGGTTTAGTTTATCCGGATTGATTTCATACACCGTCGGAATCTTCGTAAAACTGTCAACTATAATGCACCAATGATGCCAACATTCTAAAGAGATTGTATTTATGTGCAATACTTCCCCGTTCAGACTGTTCAAACAAAGATTTATAATTGTCATTAAACAGCAAACATAAGAAATATCAGCACCTATAAAAAACTGCTCCTTATCCTGTTTTGCGGCAGACAATAAAAGGCGTCCACTACCACAGGCGGGATCATATACCCGAACATCCCCGTTTCTCCGTTCTTCTGTTGGCTTAACGGCTGTCGTTAACTGTGTCATCAAATCACAAATACCAATAGGAGTGAAAAACTGCCCGTTCTTTGAATTACTTAAAAACTCTTCGAAATAGTCGCCGAAAGGGTCGTTTAGTGGTGTATTATCCATTTGCACGATTAAAGAGGCGAAAGCTTGTGAGAACAAATTTAATTCCTCTTTAGAATACGGCTTTATAGTCTTGAAATAGAGCTCCTCTTTGCGCCCCATTGACAGGCAACACACAATTATCTGCAAAAAATCATCAAATACTTTTGCACGTCCGTGTATTCGGGAAATACCCTCAAGATATTTCCCGAAAGATTCAAACTTATTGTTTTTCATTCACTTGCAGATTAGAGAACACAAAACAAATCGGATAAAAGTCGGTCGGGTCGTTTTCTCCGTCCTGGTTATCTTCTTGCTGTTTATCTATCGGTTTAGGTGCTCCCCATAGGCAAAGAGCGTGCGAGCCTTTTACAACTCGTTTCCCGTCTCTGTTCCATTGCTGCAACGTTTTTAACTGTATATGTCCCGATTGAGCGTATATCTCTTTCAGACCGTCATTAACTGTATTTATAGCTCCATTCTTTACAAGTTGTTGAAGAGGTTTAGACAATCCTTTTAAAATTTCTCTTTTTTCCTGTATAGTCTTTGCAGAATCAAAAATATTTTCCATCTTTGCAATACGTTAAAAATTAAACATTAGTTTGATTTTCCCCCTGTGACAGTGCGAATGTCATAGGGGGATTTTTTTTAGTTACGTGCTTCAAGTTCCGCCCGTATTTCATCTTCTATTTTTTTTAGATGATTATTCAAATCACCCATCCAATCTGTCAGTAACTTACCTATGGAAATGGGGTTTGAGGTTGAAATAGTTCTGCCAGTCGCATCTACTAAGGTCAGCTGTGCATTATTATTGTCATGCGATATTGTAAATGTTTCCAACTGTTTACGTTTTTCTCTAATTTCTTGGTATTTCTGACGTTGCAAATAAAGTTTATCAGCTTTATCCATTAACGCATCAATACTCATACACATTTCAATGTTTGATTTTTTAGGAGCTTCAACAGTTGCTTCCTGTGGTTTAACAGGCTTTTCCTGTGGCTTCTCTTTGACCTCGGACTTTTCTTGTGATTTCTCTTGAACGGGGGCAGTTGGAAGTAATAACAGCTGTGCTGCTTCTTCTGTCTTGCTGTTAGTCACTGCGTTACCCAAAACTGTGGCTTTGTTAGCCTGTGCACTTTTTGCACCTGTTACATTTGTTTTCATCTTTGAAATACGTTAAAATTAAACATTATAGGGAGAGGGTGCGAACCTCATTCCCTTTTGATTACATATCAAAGATAGTACTTTTAATTGGAATACACAAGCGTAAAGTACTGATAAACAGAAAGATATATCAACACATACATATAATATAAAGCTAATGCATACTATACTACACTAGGTTCATTTATCTTTTTTTTTGTAGAAAATCAGTCAAAATTTCATTTTTCAGATAAACACGGGACTGAAAACAAGCCGTTTTAAATAAAAGGAAGTTCAAACTGTAAATAATGTTAATGAAAAACAGAATCTCACGTAATTCTCATATATAAAAATATAAAAATCTGACTTCCAGCAAAAAAAGGGTTTTAAAGGGGAAAAATTTCCCCTTTATCTGTCGCAAGACCACGCACCGCCCTGAAAAAAAGTTTCAACCTAAAGTTTTTCAATTTCCCTTATATGCTGCGCTTTTAAAAATGTAAAGAAAATTCATTTTACCAAAATCGGCTCTCCTCCCTGTCCTTTATCGCCTGCCATACACCTGATACCTTTGCTTAAAAAGAAAGTCATGAACGATGTCATTACACAAAACCTACTCACATTCTTGCTTGGTGGTGGTCTCTTGTCATCCATCACTGGAGTTATTACTCTCAAATACACCAAGAAGCAAGCAGAAGCCAAAGCTCTTAGTTCCGTACAAGATGTATATCAGGAACTAATCGCTGACCTGCGAGCTGACAAGGAGGCTATGAAAAAAGAGAAAATAGAAAGCGAAACAAAATGGACTACCCGTATAGAAAAGCTGGAAAGCAACCAGCTATCCCAAGATAAAAAGATAGCAGAAAACGAAAAAGAAATAGCTGATCTTAAACGATTCAAATGTGTAAACCTAACGTGTAACAACCGTAAACAATGAAACATCATGCACACACTCTCATCTATCTTGCTTGCCTTGCTATTGCCTGGCTACTGTGTAGTTGCCGTAGTACTCTTCAAAACAATCGTAGTACTCAAGAACAAAGCGATCTTTCTATCACAGATTCCGCACTGCGAATTAGAACCGAAGATACCTATTCCCGATTCAACCTCAACCAGAAACAAACGGGTAAAGACTGGAAAGTTAAAGTTAACTTCGACACAACGAAATCAGCAGACCCATCTACCGGACTACCCCCAATATCGAATATCGAGATTGAAGGGAGCAAGACAACGATCAAAACTTTGCTTCAGAAAGATGACACTACACGTATATCTGATAAACAGGAAACAACGACTGACGTCACGTTTCAGCAAAACAAACAATCCGAATCCCAAAAGAATGCCAGCGGTTCTATCGCGGACGGAATTGATGATGGATTCAAGTATGGCTTAATCATTGGTATCCCAATATTACTAATCATTCTCATACTACCTTTTTATGCAAAGTATAGACAAAAGAATCCATCAAAGTAAGATATGGAAACTCATGGAGCGTAGACAAGACGGTAAGCCTATCGAATTCTCCATTGAATTCTGTAAAAAGAGCACAGGCGAACTTGTCACCTACGATCGTGCAGTATTGACCTCATTCCATAGTAGTGGAAGCACTATTAACGTATTACCTGCCGGAGAAGCTACTCCGAGAAAAATCCGCCGATGCCTTATCACCAAATTCAACAATCTCAAAGTATATTTCTAATGAAGCAACAACAATCCTCAATCAATCTTATAATGAAAGGCTATGATACTTATGCCGTCTTAAAAGGTGGAAAGAATGTTATCAAATTCAGTGATAACAGTGATATCGCCACTGATAAGAATCCTACACCTATCGAAGTAGCTCCCAAAGGAGAAAAGAATCCAATCAAATGGATACCACGCGGACGAAATAATCATATGCCTTATGACATCATGAAAAAAATCGGTACCAACGTCACCATAGGCAGCAATATCGAATTCAAGAATAAAGTTGTATTCGGTGACAGCATACTCGTCTATCGGAAATACCGGGACCCTAAAACGAGGAAAATAGTCAAAGAGGAAGTTCTTCCGTACGAGCAGCCGGAAATTTTTGAATTCCTTGAAAACAACAACTTCAATTTTGTCCGTATGGAGCTGGCAAACGATCTGGTTATATTCTATGACGGCTACCTGGAGTATATATTCAACAATGACAATAAATCCCCCAAACTCGTACAAATCAAAGCTAAGGAGTCCACTTGTTCCAGGATCAGTGAAATTGACGAAAAGACTGGTAAAAGCGAATGGCACGGTTATTCTGCAGAATGGCATACCGGTACACCAACAGATTTGATTGCCACTCCCCTGCTCGATCGGCAGACTCCACTACTCGACCTCAAAATGAGAATGGGACTTGCTCCCAATGACAAAGGAGAGAAAATTGTAGGAAAAGAACGGAGATTTATCCATAACCTCCGCATCTCTACACCCGGACGGTTTTATTATAGTCATCCATATTGGTGGAGTGTTTTTGCATCCGGCTGGTATGACTTCTCCAGTGCAATCCCTGTTTTCAAAAAATCATTGATTAAAAATCAAATGGCACTGCGGTACATTGTGTATATTCAAGAGCCTTTTTGGGAAAAGTTATTTGCATCTGAAGGCATAGTCAAAGATGACGAGAAGAAAGCACGCAAAGAAAAGTTCCTGAAGGATATGAATGATTTTCTTGCCGGTGAAGAAAATGCCGGCAAAGGCTTTGTCTCTCACTTTCGCTACGATCGTGTAAAAGGCTTTGAAGAAAAAGACATCATTATTACTCCACTCGAATCTTTCTTCAAAGGTGGTGAGTATATTGAAGACAGCGAAGAGGTCAGCAATATGATGTGTTACGGTATGGGCGTACATCCTTCGATAATCGGATCCGCACCAGGTAAGGGAAAAAGTATCAATGGTACCGAAGCACGGGAGTTATTTATCATAGAACAGGCACTCATGAAGATGTATCAGGATGCAACATTGGAACCTCTCTACTTTGCAAAAGCCATGAATAACTGGCCTAAAGATATTTATTTCTCGGTGACTAATTGTCAACTTACCACGCTGGACCAAGGTACCGGAGCGACAAAGAATACAGGTTTAACCCCAGAAACAGAATAAAATGAACGCACTAATCCCCGACATCGACACCCTCAAAAAGGTAGTAAAGATCAACTCCTCACTGCCTTACGAATCAATCGAACCATACATCGAAGATGCACTGGATATATACATCAAACCGTATATCGGTAAAGCAACGATCAGTAAAGCTCATGAAGACAAAGGATCTGACTTATACAACAAACTACTGCGTGCCCTCGGCCCATTAACCCTGATGCTCGCATCTGATGAACTGGGTGTTATGTTCGGTGATGCCGGTATCACAGTAAGTAACGTGCAGGGACAGCGTTCTCCTGCCAGTGACACTAAGATCGCAGCAGCAAAAAAGAATCTCTGTTTTCGCGGAATGCAAGCACTTGACCGGCTAATATCATACCTGGAGGAAAACAAAAAGGATTATCCTGATTATGTTATCGATAATATACCCCGTTTTTGTTTCATTCGTAATGCAGCAGAGTTTCAGGATCTCGGTATGGTAGACATTGATTATTCTATCCTATCTTATCGTATCATGTTCCCTACCATTCGTCAACTTCAAGAACACAACATTCGAGAAATGATAACGGATAAAGTCTATGACATACTCAAAGAAGCTCTTTCAGAAAATACCGAAACGCCCAAACAACAAGTACTTATTGACTATATCATCCGCTACTTAGCCAATAAAACTGCCGAATTATATACCTCACAGAAAACAACCGAACAACATGTAGCCGGCAGAACGATCGAATATACTCCCACTATTCGACCAATCTATCAAGATCCGGACGCAAACGGCAATTTTTTTGCAGACCAGGCAACTTATTATTCAGGGAAAATACACACTTATCTGGCCGAAAATGCGGAAGAACTGGGAGTTGAAACAACGTCTCAAGCTATTGACTTCAATTCTAAAGAAAAGAAACTATTCACCTCAATATCGTAACACTATGCATACTATACAAATTAATGATGATACATACACACTTCCAGAAAGTTGGGACGAACTCACCCCGAAACAGCTTCTTTATCTAGTCAAACTCACAAAGTCAGATATACCGGTAGAACAAGTTAAGGTATACATGATGCTTTATTGCCTGAAAGCTCATGTATGCCGGCATAAGAAAATATTTAAAGAGTATGTACGTATCAGAATTTGGCAAGAAAGTCCAACAGTCCGCTTCTATGTCCGTCGCCATAGCTATCTTCTTCATTCGGAAGAAGTATCAATGCTTGCCAACTTGTTTGACTTCCTTATTTGTTCGGAAGAAGATAGTTCATTGCCCATGCGCAAATACTATCACCTGACACCGGATCTGACAACCACCCCATATCCAACCATCCATTGCCGACTTTGGAAATTCATCGGCCCAGAAGATCAGTTGCTTGATATTACCTTTGAACAATTCATGTATCTACAGACCTATCTTGATGCAATGCGTTCAGATCCAACGAAGATCGACCACCTACTAGCCTGTTTGTGGCATCGTAATAAGGTATTCGACATTAATCAATTAGACAAAGATGCAGCCATTCTTCACCATCTTCCTGAAGACAGAAAAATACTCATGTATTGGTATATTTTAGGAAGTCTGTCATGTATGGCCAATTCCTATCCGCGTATTTTTTCAGGAGAGGGAAAGGGTAGTTACGGTCGCGTATTCGACGCACAGCTCCGCCTTCTTGATTCCCTAGCACAGTCCGACATGACTAAAAAGCCGGAAATCCGAAAAGGTCTTTTACTTGATGCCCTGTATTCGATGGACGAATCGATCAGACGAAAAGAGGAAACCGAAGAAAGTCTAAGAAACAGATAAAAGTTTGTTAGTAACAAACAAATAAACAATAAAAAATTTGTTAGTAGCAAACTTTTCTATATATTTGCAGTGTCAAACAAACGCGGGTGACGTCCGCATAAGTTCTTTATATTATGGAACAATTGTTCAAAGCTATCCTAGAGATAGCAAATGCGAATCCTGATGGATTCACGGTTGACCTCACAACCTTAAAAAAGGTCACAAAAGGTATTTCAGTCGCCTATCTTGAGACTCAAGACAGTTTCGGAGAAGAAGGATTGAAAAGAGTTCTTAATCATGCTTTGATGCACGAAAAGAAAGTCGGTGGATGGCTTAACGAAGAAAACAATCAGTTTTATTTCGACTCCATCAGGATTTTCACCAACCTTGAAGAAGCCAAGCAATTCGGGCGTGAAAACAAACAGATTGCTATTTTCGACATCGGGCAAATGAGACTCATCAAATTGTGATCCGGAGGGGCGAAAGCCCCTCCATTACAAAGTATATTGCATTATTAAATACCCGATTATCAAATCGTAAATTGATGAATTATGAAGAATTTAGACTTACTACCTCTCTCTGCCGAGAGTAAAAAGCGAATCGACGAATTCGCAAAGCAGTATCAACGTTATGGACATATATCCATAGAAGTAGTCTCTTACTCCGATGGCCGACTAATCGTCCGTACGGAACAAAAAGACTTAGTGAATGACAAGTTCCTTACCAAAAAGGAATTAACTGAACGTGTACGGGAAATGTTTAAGGGAGAAATCCCGGATGAATGGAAGCTGACTGTATCAGCTGTTAACTTTGACCGTAAGGATATCGACAGCATTACCGTTGATTGGATTAAGAAGCGTATGGAAAAGCTCGGATTAAAAAGTAAGCATTTAAGTAACTATACAGGTATTGACAAATGCACTGTATCCTCACTCTTATCTGGTGACAAGGAGTTAACTAAATGGCATAAGGTAGCCCTCTACTACTTCTTTAAGTATTATGAAGTAGCCAATTTCTAATCACAAAAATATATTGAGACAGGAAAGCGGAGTAAAAAACTCTGCTTTCTTTTTGCTATATATAGAAAAAATCGTACTTTAGCCATCGCCCAATATCGTTATAAAAACATGAATCCCTTACCATAGTGTAACCAGGCAGCTGGTTCCGGAAATAACACCGGTGGGCGCACTATAGTGAGGGATTCGCCCGTTTAACAATGAGATATACTAATAATATCACCGTTCTATCTTTAAAAGATGGTCCGCGAAATTCTTACTGCTGCAATGCTGATGGTTCTACAGATGACCCTGTTTCACTGCCTGACATCACAAGTGATACTCCTATTCAAACAAATGGTTTAGATACTAGCGATCTGATCAATAAATAGCAAATGCTATTAAAAAGGAAGTGACAGCCACAAAAGAGCCGAATATCAGAAATGCAAGAGAACGTTTAGTATATTCGACTCTTTTTTTATTCATTGCCTCCTGTGCAGTTATCTTTTGCTGAAGTACAACTAGTTCATCACTAACTACTTGTTTCTTTTGATCAATATCTTTCCCTTTAAAATAAGCTATATATTGCGGTATAGTAAACTTATCAGGTTCTTTTCCTGGTGCAAGAAGAGTATGCGGTTTAATGACATGATAAATATAACCAATAGAAATAGATGTAAAAACAACAATAGACAAACATCCGGAAGTCAAAGCTGCATCATCATTTGCACTCAAATGCGTAAGAATATATCCTATTGCAGCTGTTAAAATGCCAAAATAGATAGCAAACAAAGTATATCCCCTTTCAGTTATAAGAGATTCTACACGGACAAGATCATTATGGCGAGCCATAGCTTGTTCATAATACCATTCGATAAGCGATAAATCGATTACTTTTAATTGTTCTGCTGTGAGTCTTTCCATTGTCTATCAAATTTTGAGCTAAAATACATTTTTCTATTGGCATTACAAATATATTACCATTATCTTTGTTGCCGTAACAAATAAAACTATAATCTATGAAATGCAAACTTGAAAAATTAGAAATCCCAGCAGAACAGCCTTTCAAAAATTGTAAACTGGATCGGGAGAAGTATGCTGAAGTCCTTAAAACGATTATCACTACATATGATAAAGGCTTCGTATTAGCAATAAATGGCAAATGGGGAACAGGGAAAACCACATTTGTAGAAATGTGGAAGGCATATCTTGAATTAAATGAATTCAAGACACTGTACTTTAATGCCTGGGGAAATGATTTCATTTCAGACCCTCTTGTCGGATTACTTGGGGAACTAAAAGAAATAAGCCTGAGCACCAAAACTACAACAACTTTCACATCTATATTGACCAGATTAGGGAAAATTACCATTAAAGCTGGCCCCTCAATACTCAAAGCAATGCTAAAAGGGAAAGTAGGTGAAGAAGCCCTTAATATTATATCTGATTTTATTGAAGAAGGCTCTGCAATGCTAAGCAAAGAGATAGACAATTATGAAAATCAAAAAAAAGAATTAAAGTTCTTTCAAAATGAACTCGAAAAATACGTTAATGAAATCTGTGACAAAAAACCATTGATATTTATCATAGATGAACTTGATCGATGCAACCCACATTATGCAGTAAAAACTTTAGAACGAATTAAACATCTTTTCAACATACCTAATATAGTATTTGTCTTATCCATAGATAAGGAACAATTAAGTAACTCTATACGTGGATATTATGGAAGTGATCTAATAGACGCCGATGAATACTTGAAAAGATTTATTGATATTGAATATATATTACCAGCCCCTAATATAGTACAATTCTGTAACTACTTATATGATTATTATGGCTTTGATAGCTATGAAAAGGCGAGAGATTCAAGAGATGGACTAAAGGAGTCTTTTTTAGTTATAGCTAACATTCTATTCATGTATAAAAACCTATCATTAAGACAAATAGAAAAGATTTTCACCCATATTCGTCTATCTCTAAATATGTATAACTATAATCAAATCATATATTCAGATTTAGTATGTTTACTCACATATCTTCGAATTTGTGAACCTGATTCCTATGATAAAATAAGTTATAAGAGCTACTCAATACAGGAACTTATAGATCAAATAGAAACTATAATTCCAAAGCAAATATTTAACGTTGAATTAAATGCAAGTTATTCTCCTAACCGTTATTTTTACTTTACATTAGCTTTATTATTAAGATGTTATGTCTGTAGTTATCAAAATTCCGACAATAATGATAAACTTTTAACAAGAACATCATCTCAATCAAAATTAGAAATCAACTTTAATGTAAAAATTATCAATAAAGAATTATTAGCCGAGGCCTTAGAATGGGTATTCAACAATAATAAAATGATACCATTATCTTACTTTACTAATAAAATTGACTTACTGGAAAATTTCATGATCGTCAACACAGTAGAATAAATTCGTTATAAATTATTTCAATCAATATTAATCACAAATAAGCGGAGCAAAAAACTCTGCTTTATTTTTGTTAATTTTGAAAAACAATTGTACTTTAGTTATTATCAAAATAAACTAACTCGTCAATTCCTTATGTCGTGCACTCGTAAAACCGGGTGGCTGGGTGGTTCCAGTTGGCACACGACATAAGGAATTGATTTTTTTATACTATGGAATCATTAGAAATTCATTTCAAAGGTATAATATTAAGTGATCTATATTGCGACCCTCGTAAAAAACGTATTCAATACGATATATTGGATAAGCTACAAATTAAATTATTACCAGAACAACTTATTAGTTACCGGAAACAATGAATCATGGAGGGACTAATAACTGAAGATTGCCCAGATGAAATAGATTCGCCCGTTGAAATCACTCCTAAAGGTTACAAAATTATTCACTTGCATAGAAGTTACGATGCCTATATTAATTCTATGAAACAGGATGAGGAATTAGGAAAAGAGAGCGAAAGACTGCAAGCTAAATATTTGAAACTAAAAATATACAATACGGTCATAACTATTTTTTGTACCATAATATCATTTTTAGCAGGTATCCTACTATCAGGCCCAATAAAACAGCTATGGCAACAGCTATAGATTTATTAAATACCGCGACCCTATATTGATAGTAATCACGAGATAATTCAGACAACTTGCGACGTAGATTTTTAATCTCCTGTTCTTGATCCATATTTGATTTATTTTGAGCTAAAATACAATTTTCTATTGGCATTACAAATATATTACCACTATCTTTGTTGCTGTAACAAATAAAACCACACATGGAAACAAAAAAATTAACAGCTGCCGAAAGCACTCTAGCAGCTATGTCAAAAACAGTGCTAGTGTTAGGTATCATAGGTTCAATCGTAGTTTTCTTCTCGTCATGTATTGCGTGGGAATATTCCAGATACTCCGGAGGTATAGTTGGAGCAGATGGAATCAATTGGTTAGGATTCCCAGCCCTTATCTATTGTGTCATGGGTACCTTGATTGGATGGTCTGTACTTGCTATTCTCGTTGAAATCGCAATCAATACCCGGACAAACAATTCTCAATCTAATTGGAAAAAAGACTTTGCAGTGATGGTAGCTACTGGAGAAAAAGGGAAAGCAAAAGAAATTCTTTATCGTGGCATCATGGAATCAGAGGAGTTTAAGCGGGTATTAACCGGTGGAAACGAAAACTACCATAAAGAATGCATAGACGCTTTAAACAAGAAATACAGTGATCACCTCAAAGCTATCGATGAAGACTCATTTATAAATACTGATGAGAACGAAATATACCAAGCATTCAAATGAAAAGACACACTCTATTTATTGCGGTTATAGCTACAATTTCATGTAATGTCACTGCGCAAAATTCCGATTTACAAAAATGGGCTAATAAAGTTAATAATCAGAAAGTCTATTCTGGTCCTAATAAGGTGGAGACAGGACTAGCCAATCACAAACTAGACCAAGATGCTATATGTGGCTACCTGCCGATTAAAGATGGTAAAGTATATTATTCTGATGTAATTCAAAGTAATGGGACGGCTGATCAATTATACACGAGTGCGCGTTCATGGACTGCTAAAAATTTTGTAAATGCACAGAATGTTATCCAAATGGATGATCCAACATCACATAAAATGATAATAAAAGCATCTTGTCCGGTATCGAAAGATGGTCAATTCTTCTACTATACATTAACGATACAAACTAAAGATGGCAGGTATCGATATGAACTATCTGATTTTCTTATGCAGGGATTTAAAGCAGGTTTAGTTCCTAAAGTTTTCAAAGAACCTTTTGAAATCTATTTTAAAAATTATGATTGTGAGAAAACAATTCATAAGAAAGAACTAACGGTCATCAAACGAAACATAGAAATTTCTATAATTGAAAGTTTGCGTGCCGCAATGTTAAACACACGTTCTGACACCAACGATGATTGGTGAAATAAACATTATTTTGTTTGGCACTCTCAAATATTATCCTCATATTTGTAGTGCCAAATCAAATGATAGATAATCTATCCCGATGAGCAACGGTTAGATGCTCAATACGAAATTGGGCTTTTTTTATGTCCATCAGTTTGCTTCCGATATTAATATTGTTTGCAAATTCATATACGAAATAGTAGAAGTTTATTTATAAACGAATACGGCTGTCTTTCTTCTCGTTGTATTACAGCTCTTCGGGGTTATACTACATTTGGTTTGGCGACTACGGGAAATTGGCAGCCGTTCGTGTACCGTCTAGGTACACGAAAACTTGCCAATAACAGCCAAACCAAATGTAGTATATGAAACAATTAACCCAGGGCACGAACTACGTGCCCTCATTCCGCACAGGAACAGACGTAAACACGCTCCAACAGCGTTACTTCCGTGAATTAAAAAAAGAATGCGCTATCAACTCCGCATCGGACGCCTATTACGTCTCTGCAATAGCCTGCTTCTGCCTGACCTTTATCTTTCCCCCTGCTGTAATTGGCGCAGTTCTCTGTGTCTATCGAGCAAAGAAGTGTCAGAAAGGGGGTGAATCATGATGTTCTTTATTCACCATGTGCAAACATATAAGAACGTAAATCGTAAGGGTCAGGAAATGTGTGAATTTGCCCAGGCATACGACCGTATTCTAGTACAAGATGAATGTGCTATGGATTCCCTAAAATGCGAATTCGAAGAAGTTGTCAAGGAACTGAATGAGAAATACCCTAATCAAAAAAAACTCAAATTCAATGGGCATAATGGAGACTCCTCCGGTGGACAATGGAGTATAAAACTAGGAGACGATGATAGCAATCCTGTATGTTATATCTCATACAGTAAAGTACGCGGTCATTATTCTTTTGGAGAAGGATCTCACCTACTGGAACAGAAAGGAGACCAGCCATGATACCAACAGAAATCAATGGCATCATCCTCACCGATGATTGTATCTCATCAATCAAAACTATCCAGGAAGGAGAACACTCTTGGATGGAAGCAACACTGGAAAAAGCAATTGACTTAGCTCTTGACATTGATTCTCCGGACATAGATTCTGTCAATCGACTAACACTTATTTCTGAAATCAGAATAATAAAAAAGCATATTCAATCAATAAGCAGTATTCAACACCCTAAAAAATAACATTATGAATAGACATGAAGCCTTACGGTTAGTAAACAAATTACTGGATCCGGAAACACCAATGGACGAAAAGCAGCGTGCAGCCGCACAACTTTCTGAATTAATTCGTATCTTGCTTCCAGAATCAGACGAAGAACAAAAATGATCTTAACGATAATAACTATATCCGGAATAGTACTTCTGTGCCTGGCATTCTTTAAAGCCTCGCGCTCAATCCTTGCAAAAGTATTTTGGCTTCTGCTCATGCTTACTTTGTTAGCACTATTCCTGTTCTTATAACCTATCGTTTTGTCCTTTATAGCCCGCCCGCAGCGGGCTATTTTTGTCTCCATAACCTAAACATTATACAGTTATGGAGTATGACCATTTCGCTTATGGTGAAGCCTTAGCTTCGGCACTCAAAGCCATTTCACACACATCTCAAAAGAAAAGGTTCTTCACAGCATTCGGACTGGAGGACCTGATCAGCCTCGATGACAGTTTATCCTCCATCAATGGAACCATCCTTATCGCCGTTGATGGTTGCGAGTCCGAATCCGAAGACAACGAAGCTGATTCACTCAATGACAAACAAGTCTACTCATTCATCGTGGCCAGAAACACAATTTACGGAAATCCGGAAACGATTAATCAGGCAGCCAAACAATGCAAGAGTATATGTAAACAGATCCGGAATAAATTGCTGAAAGACATTAAATATGTAGACCGCAATACTCAAATTAACGGTATCGGCCCGATCGGTGATAACTTCTATGGCACCGTGCTTACCTTCTTTGTTAATGTTCCGGAAGAATTCATCGTCGATCCAAACTACTTTTTGTAATGGGATTCTATAAACGAATGTCAGACAAGCAGTCGGAAATCAAACGCTATAATGCGGCCCGACGAAAAGCGGATAAGTTATCTTCTACTCCGACTTCCCGGCTAATCCGAATGGAAACCATCTCGGAGATAGAACGCTATAACATCGCCCAGGATACCGACCGACTCACCGCATTCAATAAAGAGGTAGAACAATGGCAGGATGCTGTCAGTAAACAACTCAAAGCCACCATTTCATCCCGTAGTTTACGTATTGCTCGTGAACTACAACCTAAAGCCTATACTGACAAATACGGATTAATCAACCGACTTGGTTTCTCTTTTCCTCGTCATGGTGTCTATATCCACAAAGGTGCCGGACGCGGGCAAGGTGGTCTTATCGGAAGTAAATGGAGCTATCTGAAGAGAATCAACGGAATGGAAATCAATACGAGTATCATCCGACATACTAATCCCGCATCACTTGGCAAACAGAATGAAGGTAACCGGCAGGCTTACCATTGGTTCGATCCGGTCATCAAAAACCGTCTTCCGGAACTTGCCGATATCTGTATGCGCTATTTTGACACTATGCTTATCGACGCAACCAAAATATACATTGAAAAGTAAAGCCATATGAACGACCTAAACCGAAGTATTAAAATATTTATTGATGGAACTGAAGCATCAGCCGGCGTCAAGAAGATAGAAGATGCCATCTCCCAGCTAGAGAATAAAATATCTTCTCTTGATAAATCAGAATCAGGATATGCCAGAAAATCCAAAACTCTGCAAAAAGAACTGGAGAATAAGTATAAAACTCTCAATACTTATAAGCAAAAAGTAGCCGAGACCGACCGAATCCTGAAGAATCTCTCCGGTGCCACCTATGATGAACTATTATCTGTCAGCCAAAAAGTCCGTAAAGAACTCCGTGCAGCCATACCCGGTACTGAACAATACAATGCAGCCCTGGAGCAAAATAGGCGCGTCACTGAAGCAGTAGCCAGGGCACAAAAAAATATGCGTGTAGAAGTTGGTTGTCAAGCTAGTCCAATAGGAAAAGCCGTGGAACTGTTTAATAAATATGCAGCTGTTGTCACCACCGTCATAGCAGCTGTGACAGGCTTAACACTAAAGCTGAACCAACTTCGTGAAAAACGCAATGAACGTGAAGATGCCAAAGCCGATGTCGAAGCATTAACAGGACTTTCCAAAGACGACATTAATTGGCTGGAACAAGAAGCAATCCGGCTTTCCACTACAATTAGTGATTCCGGTATCCGGATCCGACAATCAGCAACCGAAATTCTTGATGCTTATAAATTGGTCGGTTCTGCTAAACCGGAGTTACTATCTAACAAGGAAGCACTAGCCGCAGTAACAGAACAAACACTCATCTTAGCATCTGCTTCAGGGATGACACTGAAAGACGCAGTGGATGCCGTAACTCTCTCTCTCAATCAATATGGAGATGGTGCTGATCAGGCAGCCCGTTATGCGAATGTCATGGCAGCCGGTTCTAAATATGGATCTGCTGCAGTTGAATCAGTTACTAATGCAATAACCAAATCCGGTGTTGCCGCTTCATCCGCTAACATCCCCATTGAACAGTTAGTCGGAACTATTGAAACTTTAGCAGAGAAAGGTATCAAAGATGAAATAGCCGGTACCGGTCTAAAGAAATTCTTTCTTACTCTTCAAACCGGAGCTAACGATACGAATCCTAAAATCGTAGGACTGGAGACTGCACTGGATAACCTGCAGAAAAAACAATTGTCTGCAGCACAAATCAAAAAAATGTTTGGTGAAGAGGGGTATAACGTCGCTTCTGTTCTGATCAACGAAACTGAAAAAGTCAAATACTACACCCAGGCAGTCACCGACACCAGTGTCGCCATGGAACAGGCAGCTACCAAATCCGATACGGCAGCCACCAAACTCGCACAAGCGAAAAACAAAATGAATGAGATGGGAATGGAGTTAATGGAAAAACTCAATCCTTCAATTATTAGTGCAGTAAACGATACAGTAAACTGGACCAGAAAAATTATAGACCTGATTGGGTTTATGGTCAAACATTCGGGTATAATCATCACTCTAACAACTGCCATTACAACTTACTACCTAGCTGTAAAGGCTACTGAATTTTACGAGACAAAGCTCAAAAATGCAAAACTATTAAGTATTGCAACCGACAAAATAGCGGAGACATGGAGTAAGATCAGGTTAGCCTCAATTCTAGCTTTATCTGCAGCCAAATATGCATTAGCCGGCAACACAACGATGGCCACAGCCGCCATGCAGCGACTCAATGCCACAATGAAAGGAAATATGATAGGAATCATTATTTCATTATTGGCCACAGCAGCTATGGCAATCTATCAATTCACTAAACGATCCAAAGAAGCAACGGAGGCACAAGAAAAATTCCAAAGCGAGTTACTTAAAGAGCAACGTTCGCTCAATAATTTGTTTGATGCTCTTAAAAGAGCAGGAGAAGGCACAGAGAACCGCCGCCGGCTGATTAAAGCTGTTAATGAAACCTATGGCCAGTATCTTCCACATCTTATCACCGAGAAAAGCTCACTTGATGAGATTAATGATGCCTATAAACGAATAAACGGTTCTTTACAAACACAAATAGCTCTCAAGGTACAAAATGAGGCTACTGATAAAATCGTTACTAGTGCCGTAAAAGAACAGGCTACAGCACTTGAGGGTATCCGTAACAGAGTAGCCAGTTCACTCGGAAACGGACAGCTTACTAATATTGTAATTGACGATCTGAAACAAACAACCTCGGAATTCCAAAAAGCTGGCATGAAATGGCAACAGGCTTGGGGACAAGCCTATCACAACATCAGTCGCAAGTATTTCAAAGGGCAAGCACTTAGCGATGAAATGGGAGAATATATAGAAGACTATATTAAAAGTGTATATGATATGGAAAAAAAGATTGCTCAAACCGAAGCTAAATTCCGCCCTTTTCTAAACCGTATCAATAATAATCTTCTCCCTGAAACTGTTGTTACCGGAGATAAACCGGAAGGAAATAAGACAAGCGAGGATGAAAAAGAATCCGAAAAGAAGCGAAAAAAACAACTTGAAGAAGAAAAAAAACTATATACCCAAAAGCAAGCCATACTGAAAGAAATGTTTCTGGGGGGTAATGATGAAACTCTGAAGACAGAAAAGCAATTTCAGAAAGAAATGGAATGTCTGCAGATGGAATACCTGGAACGGTCCCTTAAAGTTGCTGGATCCAAATCCAAGGAAGGTGCCGAAATCCAAAATCAGATTAATGATCTGAAGTTAAAAATGCAGAAAGACCACACTCAACAGCTACTTGACGAAGAAACAACTCAATATGAAAAGCAACAACAGGATTTAAAAGAACTGTATGCCTCCGGCAAAGATGAGAATCTAAGCTCCGAAACAGCCTATAATGATGCTATGGAACAACTTACCATCATGCATCTTGAACGAATGCTTTCCATTGCCGGTTTAAACGCCGAACAACGAAAACAAGTTGAGAAACAACTTCTTGATTTCAAAATAAAATGCATGAAGGAAGAACAGGCCTCACATGCCAAAGCAAAAGATGCTGAACAAAAGAAGACAGCAGCACAAACCAAGAAAGAACAACAACAATATCAGGAACGTCTGCAAACATACAAACAGTATGGTTCAGCACTTGGTTCAGCAATGGGGAACATTATCTCCGGACAAGAAAATGCAATGCAGGGTTTTGCAGACACAATGATTGATATCGTATTCGATATACTGGGAAAGATCATCGAAGCCGAAATTATAAAAGCTACAGCCACTGCCACCGGTGCCGTGGCCAGATCTACAGCTGAAGCAATGGCTATGCCGGATTCCGTTGCATCATTCGGAGCTTCCGGTGCAGCTCGTGCAGCCATTCTCACCGGCTTGATTATGGCAGCACTTGCAACTGCAAAAAGTGCTCTGAAAGGAATGGTTAGCGGCAAACACTCGTCCGGATCTTCCGACTCCGACACGTCTTCGACCGACGCTCCCAAACGAGCAACCGTCAGCGTATCCCAATGGGCATCCGGCCGGTATGATGTCATCGGGAAAGATGACGGCAAGAACTATCAGGACATACCTTATATTGGGGCTGCACAAACCGGAATCGTTCGACACACTTCTCTAGTTTCAGAGAATGGTGCAGAATTAATCATTAACGCCGAGGACTTATCACGGTTACAAAAACATATAAATTATCCTTTGGTACTAAATGCGATTGAAGATGCCCGTAAAGGTCATGTGCCCCAACGAGCTTCAGGTAATTACGCAGCAATAGATACTCCTGTCCGAAATAACCAGGAAATTCCTGAAACTGATACATCAGCAACCGAACTAGAAAAACTCATAAAAGAAATCGGGATGCTGATTAATACCCTCAAGAATCTAAAAGCATACGTATCCCTACGAGATATACGAAATGCTGAAGAACTAGATGAAAAATCCAAGAAACCATTTACCCGCTCAACCAAATAAGAATTATTATGGCACTAAGAATATCAAACACATCCGGTACTTTTGATCTGCCGAAAGACTTCAGTACAGAAATAGAAGACAGCTCTCCCATTTACAACGAACGGGGATCCCAATCTATTGCCGCTACCATACCTGGTACCAGAAATAATCTACGTCTCAACAATTACATTAACAGAACTGATATTGACAGCGCCCCTATTGCTGATGAACGCGTGACCATCAGTGACGGAGTTTACCATCGAGTGGGTAAAATGAATACGACAAAAGCTTCAGAGAATGATGGAATAACTTTTAATGTAGGGTTTGGAGAATCTGAATTATACAGTATATGGGAAGATGTTTCTTTGCAGTCCATCACCCTTCCTGTTATTCGTCCTGAAGGAGGAGTCTCGGAATTACTACCTTATATTATAGAGAATAGTCAAAAGGATGATTCTCCTTTCTGTCTGTTTCCTGTGGCTGTATCTTGCAATCGTAAGAAAGATAATGATACAGTTACAGATTATGCAGAATATATAAATAATTATCGTGATGGATATTGGTGGAAAGCACGGACGGAAACTTTTTTCATCAATGGAGAACCCGTGGAAGTATCGCTTCCTGAAGGATATGGAATAGTTCCTTTTATAAAAGTCAGCTATATATTAGAAGCTATATTCTCAACCTACGGATATACTGTCACGGAGAACCCATTTACTAACCACCACCAGCTCGGTCAATTGGTTGTTCTTAATAATGCAGCCGACTGCTGTGTAAAAGGAGAACTAAAATATGCTGATCTCATGCCTGACTGCACAATCAATGAATTCATGCAAGCCTTATGGTGCCGTTTTGGATTACTTTACTTTGTAGATGGAAATACCCGTAAGGTCAGACTTAAATTCATTCGTGATATCCTTAATTCCAAAACTACTTCTGATTGGACGCTACAAAAAGCGTCCAAACCAATTATCAATTTTGAAGCCCCACAGCAATTAAAATTATCAGCTGCAACAAACGTACGGGGGGAAGATCCAAGATGGACGGCAGCTCCTGCCGCTGATTCACTGGATAAATTCTTAAAGCCATATCATTATATTGTTACCACTAAAGCAAATGGATATCTCACTTATTCTACAGAGAGCGGATTATACTATAAAACAGATAACATAACCGGACGTTCAGAATTAGTGTCAACGGATTTCTTCCCCTGGGATCGTGGAGCTGATATGGCATATAAAGAGATTACCTCTATTGATGAATTTTTGCCTTCCGCAACGGAGCGTTTTAAAGGAAACATATATAAATATATACGAGTTCCTTACTATCTGTTCGGTAAAGTACATCGATACACTACAATTTCTAGTTCCGATGTTGAATTATCAGAAAACTTAAACTACCAAACCCCTTTGGCATTTTGCTTTTCTTTCTTCGATACAAGAGACCGAGTTACTTATGGTTCACAAATTTGTCTGGATATTTTCGGAGAACCGGTATTAAACAAACAAAATGGAAAAGCCTGCGAAATTTCTCTTTTATTTGTTGGCAAATATGGACTGTTCAATCATTTCTGGAAGGAATATGACGCTATTCTTCGCCACGCCAATCATCTCATAGAAACGGATATGCATCTATCGGCTCAACAATGTATGAATCCAGATTTCTCCTCTCCTATTTTACTTGATGGTCAACGAATGTTGCCTGATACCATACGTTATACGTTACCCAAAAGTTCTTCATTCCCGGCAACAGTCAAATTGCGTACAACCAAATTACTCAAACCATATAATCTGAAAGAAGAACAAACCGTCCCCATCGTCGATCAAAAATATAAGTGGGCGTTATTTGATAACAAGAATTCAGTTGTAGAAGCTGCCGTAAAACCACAAAAAGATGCCTGGAGAGACGAAGCGAATAGAGATGGGAATAGCTTATATGACCTACAATATAAGAATGTTTCTACTGATACAGTGGATATTAAAGTCCCTCTTTCAGTACCTACTGAAGAAGATTACAATAATAAAAAGGAGTATTTTATAAGGAAAGTCAATTATAGTTTCGATCTATATTACCGGATTAGGTATTACCTCGGTACAACGCCCGATGGACACCTCCATTATGAGATTAGTAATTCGAGAGGAGGAGTACATTATGACCTGCAATATGACCAATCAGTGCGTGCAGAGTTATTATAAAATGTCCTTTATATCCCGCAATATAACATACAATTTTGCAATATGAATACATCAGAAACAGTAATATCAACTATTCAATCAAATGATATTGAAAAGATGCTCATCACTTATCAGAAATATATGAAAAATGCATCTATTACGTTTGATGACCTCTTTCTTTTTACGGGGCTCAATACAAAATGTGGCATGGACGAAATGTAGGACGAAGTACGTGAAACCGCCTGTACATCGGTGATTGACGAATGTTTTGCGATATATTTAGGAAGAAAACAAAAAGTTCCGTTCCTTCTATTTTGCTTCCGTTGCTTCTATATTCATTCCGGTGGACTGTGCTGTAAATAGGGGAAACAATGAGAGACAGATTGAAAAGGCGAAGGAAAGACTGTATGTTGCTTCTGTTTTTAGGCTTAAAACAAAGGCTATACGCTCCATTTAGATGGGTGTATAGCCTTTATTAATTTAGATATAGAAATACATTACAGCGGCTTAAAATGCTATTTTCGTGCGCTTCGAATAAGCACTCCTTGTTGTATGATCGCTTTTTTAGTAGCGAAGGAAACACCATCGGACAACCCTTTGTGACGTAGGGTTTCTTCCGTAATACCTATTTCTTCAGCAGTAAATTCAGAATAGATTGCTGATATAGAACCAAAAAAACGGCTTGTTTTTTTGAAAATGAGATGAACATGTATAACCTTAGTCTCTTTAGCCATAACCTTACTTTTAGATATTTGTAATACAAAAAACTTCCATATAATTATTATATAGAAGTTTTTCTAATTGCAAATATACGAAATAAACAAAGAAAATAAGATGCTTTCTTGACATTTTTCGTATCAAATACGGACTTTGTGGAATTGTTAACTTATTGTTAAAAACGGGTAATTCTGTACTAACACCCATACAACACCCGTGCTGTTTAAGAAACAAAATGTGCATAACACCCGTATAACACCCGTACTTTTTCGAGTGTTTTTTGCATTGAGTTTTGACCTATAATATATAAAACAGTATTGAGTTTGCACCTCTAATACATAAATAACTTATCTAATTTTCGTCCTTTCAATACTGTTACATTGTTTGTTATCAAGTATTTACACATTGAAAATACAAGAAAAAATATCCCTAAAAGAACTTGCTTATACTTCCCAATACCTCGTATAATTTAATAACGCGACTTTTATCAAACTCTTGCTCATCGTAATCTTTGGTATTAATAGGGACAAAACGCAACTTGTTTGGGTCTTGTGATTTGCGAAGTATCTTAACGGTACGAATAGTGTCTAATACAACAGCATAAATTTCACCATATTGCACGTCATTCAATGTACAATCCTTCAAAGCTATTACATCTCCATGATTTATTTTGGGTTCCATAGAGTGTCCAGTCACATTGCACCATACCACTCCACTTTTATTGTATGGGTAATAATTAATATAATAATCTGGGCATTGTGTTTGATCATTAGGTGTTAAATCAAACCCTCCTATAAAATCCACATTATAATATGGTGCTCCTTTATATTCTTGGTTGATAGTTGGCATTGCATTTACATCAGGTTCGGAACAAAACATAGAACCACGCCCAGTTATAAGCCAATCTGTATTAATTTCAAACATGTTTGAAATATCATATATGATATCATAAGAAGGTTTAGCATTCCCCACTCTAAAAAGCCTAGATAGCTTTTCAGAACTTTTATAACCTAATTTGTTAGCTAATGTTAAGCTATTCATAGATTTATAATCCATAAATTCTTTAATACGAGATACGATATCGTTATTCATAAACGTTAAATTACATACATGTTTGAAAATTAAAGCTATTCTTATTTGTGTAATTTCAAATAAGTTTGTAATATTGCAGCGTGTTACAGATTAACAGCGCTCAAATGTATGAATAATAACTCAAAAATAAAAAGGTATGAAACAAATAATTGAATTAAGAGACACCGAAAAACGAAAGATGATTGCAGAAACATTTGGCATATCTCTCGCAAATCTTAGTCAAATACTCCGTTTCAAAAGGAATGGAAAGAATGCAGAAGCAATTCGCAAAATGGCACAAGAAAATGGCGGTATTAAATATACCGAAGGCAATGAACCATCCAAAGTGAAGGTTTTAGACTCTCACGGAAATGTCACAAACATTATTAATCAATAATTTATCTGCGATATGAAAACTATTAGATTTATTCAAAATGTGATGGTAGGAGTCGGTATAGTCACTGCTATCGCATTAGTTGACCAGATAGAGGTTGAACCATCAAATATGTGGGCGGCTATTGTGATAACAATCCTTTCTGTAATCATTGTCATAGAACGAGAACTAAGATCGAATAACCAATAACGGAACGCAAGAATAGAACTTCCTTCAGGATAACAACTATTAATTTGAATTTGCCATGTTTTCAATGGGTAGTGGCAGAAAGATTTGGAAGCAGCTACAATTCCGGGGCAGTGCCGGGACTTGCACAAATAATAATGTTAATATAATGGCTGAGATATTTAATAATCGGATTTGCGTGTTTGCAAATGAATTAATTCTTTTCAACCCTAAAACAAAGGTGGGAAGCGAGGACGGATTCATAAACGAAAACACCTACTACAAAATGGCGAGGAACGGGCAACTTATCGTACTCCGTCGTGGTATTCCCGGATGTCCTGCCCTAGTAGATTTTGAAACCATGAGAAAGGACGTAAAGAAAGGGTACATTGTACGTAAAGGTGATCCCCGTGCAGAAATTGCCGCTAAAACACAGAAATCCATACTGGAAGATGCGATTGTCTACAGCAATGCCGCCTACGAGTTTTTCAGTGTGAAATACCGCTATGACGGTGACAAGAAGCTTCCCCCCGCGAAGATTGACGAATATACCCTTAATGTGCGCATCATGAACGCGCTCCTGTCCCTTCGCGATGGTCGTAAAGCCAACTCGATAGGTGGCGGAAGTACACGGATTAACGTTTGGGAGAAACTTTGTAAATTGAGCAATGACCTGCTGACACTGAAAGACCCGAACGGACGTGATATTTTTCCTCATAACCTACCGAAGAACTGGAAGGCTTTGAAACGTAAATGCGAACAATATGAAGCGGCACGAAGGATCAGCGAAGAAGAAGGCTATCGCAGTGTCATTCATAAATCGTATGGCAACAAATACGCGGCAGTCGTAATGAACGAGGATGCGAAGGCGGTGATGCATAAGTTAATCAGCATGCATAACAATCTGAATAATGTTCAAATCATGGAGGAATACAACAAAGTGGCTTCCCTGATGGATTGGAAACCGATTGACAGCCCTACCACTGTTGAGAACTGGAGACAAAAATTTGCTCTCACAACAATGGCGGGAAACAAGGGGGACAAAGCCCTGAAAAACACACGCATGAAACAGATACACCGTGAGGCCCCGACACAAGCACTTACTTACTGGACGCTGGACGGATGGGATGCGGAACTGTTCTACCAGAAAAAGACTCCCAAAACGGTAAAGAAAAACGGTGAGGAAAAGAGATATATGTACACCACTTATACCAACCGGAAAACGATGGTAGTCGTACTTGACGCATGTGAAAAATATCCGGTAGGGTATGCCATTGGCGACCATGAATCACCCGCTCTTATTCGTGAAGCATTACGAAATGCGGTACAACATACCAAAGAGCTATTTGGGGAACGCTATAAGCCTTTACAGCTACAAAGCGACAATTATCAAAAGAAGGTGATGGTTCCCTTCTATGAAGCCATGACCAAGTACTATACACCAGCCGCTTTGGGAAATGCAAAGTCCAAAATTGTAGAACCCTATTTCAAACGGCTGAACGTGGAATACTGCCAAAAACAGGCGAACTGGTCGGGCTTCGGTATCACTGCCGACAAAGATAACCAGCCTAATTTGGAAGTATTAAACCAGAATCACAAGTTCATCCCGGATGAAGCCACCGTTATTGCGCAATTAGAGGCTATAATAGCGCAGGAACGGGCAAAGAAGATAGATGCTTACCGCGCTGCATGGGAACGTACCGAAGAAGCCCGCAAAATGCCTTTCGGGATTGAGGAATATCTGATGCTCATGGGGGAAACCACCGGACGCACAAACAAGATCACAGGTTCGGGACTGTTTATCGAGTTCATGGGTGAACGAATCTGCTTCGACAGCTTCGACCTTTCCCTCCGCGACCATTACAACGAAGACTGGATAGTACGCTTTGACCCGGACGATATGAGTCAGGTGCTTGTATCGAACGCAAAACGCCTGAAGTCCGGTCGTGTTGACAAAGAGATCGGGACATTGCAATACGTACTGCAACGTGATATCAAAGTTCCGATGGCTTTGGCTGATCAGAAACCGGAACATTTTGAATACCGGGCACGTGTCGACAGGTTCAACACTGAAATGGTGGAAACGGTGAAGGAGAAAGTGAAAGAGGTAGACAGGAGAATCACCACCATTTGCCAACGTATCCCCGAAATAGCTGCAGGAACGGTTCTTGACCGCTACCTGATAACCGACAGCTTGGGACAGCACAAGGATGTCCGGTCGAAAATGAGGGATGACGCCACGGACGCGGATTTCATGGAAGTGACCCAACATATCACCCGGCAAAGTGTAGCAATGGCTTCCACCGGAACGGATGATGAAGATTACGATTACAACCCGCTGGACATGAATTTTTCAAGATGATTTAAAAACAATTTAAAAGATATACAACATGGATAATCAAGCATTAAAAACGTACATAGAGAAGTTAATCAATCGCGGATCATCTGCAACGGAGTTGGCGCGTAAATGTGGAATCTCGGATACCGCCATGTCCCAATTCAGAAGCGGCAAGTATGGAGCGAATGAAGACTCCATCGCTGAAAAGATTGCTTCCGGTCTAAATTACTACGAAAACGCCTGGAATGTAGTGGAAAGCGTCACCAGTTACCAGCAGGTACGCACCGCGTTCGTTGCTGCAAAGAAGAATCACAAATGGATGTGTATATCTTCACGTTCCGGCAGTGGAAAAACTCAATCCCTCATAGACCTTTATAACATGAGTGCTGATAATTCAGTCATATATCTGAAATGCAGGAAGTGGACAGCCCGTAAATTCCTGACCAAGTTAGCTACATGTATGGGAGAAACAGTAACGCGCTATATGGATAACGATGACTTGATGGACTTAATTGTTTCACACATTAACCGTATGGCTGGAAAATCCCCTTTGTTAATACTTGATGATGCCGGAAAACTGGCGCACAGTGCCCTCTGTACGCTTATACCTCTATATGATGACACTTTACACCGTATGGGTGCTATCGTAGCCGGAACGGAGACTCTTGAGCGCAATATAAAGCGTTATGTCGGTCGTGTAGAAGGATACGACGAAATAGACGGCAGATTTTGCCGGAACTACATCGCATTACTGGGAGCCACAAAGAAGGATGTCAAAGCCATTTGCGCGGCAAACGGGATCAATGATACGGAGGAACAGGAAAACATTTGGGGAAAGTTGAATAAAGAGAAAAAAGAGCCTGTGCCGGGAAAATATGTTTGGTTTACCGATGATTTGCGTGAACTGTCCGGCATGATCGAAGACCGTATAATCAAACAACAAATCGAGCGTGGAGAACTGGCATGAAAGTTTGGAGTCAGAAGAACCTAGAAGACATCCGACATGAATATATTGATTTTGACGGTGAATGGTATCTGGCATTCGGTCGTCCGGAAAAGTCCGGTTGCTGGATTATTTACGGAAAGTCGGGACAAGGAAAAAGTTCTTTCGCTCTGCAACTGGCACGCAAATTTGATGAAATGGGGCTTCGTGTTCTTTATCTAACATTGGAAATGGGTGCGTGTGACGACTTCGTGAACTCCGTGCTTGATGTAGGTATCAGCAGTAAGACAAACAATATAATCTACTCGGACGAAGCCACCATCAAAGAATTGGACGAATACTTGTCAAAGCAACGTAGCCCGGACGTGATAATGATAGACTCCATACAATACTTCGAGCAGCAAGGGGGAGCGAAAGCCCCCGAAATAATCCGCCTGCGCAAGAAGTATCCGCGAAAGATATTTGTCTTCATCTCGCATGTGGACGGGCGCGAGGTGGAAGGAAAAACAGCCTATGACGTGAAACGTGACAGCTTTAAAAGAATCTACGTGGAACATTTCAAGGCAACATTTATCGGACGTGGCAAAGGAGGTTCACGCGGATATTACATAGTATGGGCGGAAGGGTATCAAAAATATTGGATTGAAAATATTAAAAGCGATAATGATGGAACAGAAGACGAAGAAACCTATCAGTAAGAGCCTTATCAAACGCCTGCATATCATATACAGCGCACAAGGCATTGATGACGAACAAAAGCGGGCTATCCTGCTAGACCTGACAGACGGACGGACAAATACCACAAAAGAGTTGACATACAGCGAGGCAATGTATCTCTGCGGTTATTTGAACGGTGCGAAAAAAGAAAACCGGGATCTAACCATCACCGAACGGGAAATAAGGAGACGCAGATCGGCTGTCCTGAAGAGAGTGCAGCGGATCGGAATCGACACAACGGACTGGGGAGCGGTGAATGCGTTTTGCCTTGATACCCGGATAGCAGGAAAGAAGTTTCGCGAACTGGACGGGGAAGAACTTCTCCTGTTGATACCGAAGCTGGAGTCAATATTAAAAAAGAAAGAAGATGGCGGATATTAGTGCGGAACAACACCGGATAAACCGGATTAATGAATTACTGGATCGGCTTGACAAGATTCCCGGTGAGCTGGATGCCATACACGAAAAATTGTATGCCGGAAATATGAATCGTAACGAGTTTGCGAAGTTGGTAGACCAAAGGTCATCGCTTTATATCGAAGCGGAAAACAAGGAACGGGAACTGAAAGAAGTATATAAAATCAAATTGTAATTAATCATTTAAAAGTTAATAGTATGGATATTAGTAAATTGTCAAAAGAAGAAAAGGCGGAACTGTTGCGTAAACTGAAAGAGGAAGAAAAAACAGAGTCCATTCAGCGGAAAGAAACCTACGAAGCATTGAGGCATCAATTCATGTTCGATGTGGAAAGTAAACTCATGCCAGTAGTGAATGACGTTCAGGGCTTTTATGATTGGATTGTAGGTGAAAGCAAGGCTTTCCGTAACGTAATGCGGGAGTACGGTCAGCTCCGTATGCGTCAGGGTGAAGAGACCGCCACTTTTTCAGTAGTAGACGGGAACTTCAAACTGGAGGTAAAAAGCAATAAGGTGAAAAGTTTTGATGAACGTGCCGATCTCGCTGCCGAAAGGCTGATTGACTACCTGAAGAATTATATAGCCCATTCGGAAAAAGGAGTCGATGATCCGATGTATCAAATGGCGATGACGCTTCTCGAACGTAACCGTCAGGGAGATTTGGACTATAAGTCTATCAGCAAATTATATGAATTGGAGTCACGTTTTGATGAAGAATATGCCTCTATCATGCAACTGTTTAAAGAAAGTAATGTCGTGTATAAAACTGCAACTAATTACTATTTCCATAAGCGTGACGAGAACGGAGTATGGCGTCGTATTGAACCTTCATTCTGTAGATTATGATTATAGCAGTTGACTTTGACGGAACCATTAGCCGGGGAAAATTCCCGGCTATTGACGGGGAGCAACCATACGCTGGCGAATCGCTCCGGAAATTACATGATGAAGGACATAAAATCATTATTTGGACGTGCCGTACTGGTGATCAGTTATTGGATGCCATCAACTGGCTGTTGGAACGCCAAATACCATTTGACCGTGTAAATGACCATGATCCTGAAAATGTTGCCAAATATGGGGAAGGCGGGAAAAAGATATATGCCCATTGCTATATCGATGACAAAAACATCGGGGGCTTTCCCGGATGGCTGGCATGCATGAAAGAGATTGAACGGATGGAAGAAGCCTATAAAACTATTTTAAAAGAGGATAAAACTAAAGTATGAACAAGAAGAAGGAGATAATACGCACTATCAGAAATTTTAAAAGGATTCTGAAAAGTGGGAATGTGAAAACGGTATTGACCGTTGGTGATTGGGATATATATGCAAAAACATACACTATTGAGGAAATTGCCGCCCGTTTTTTACGAATAAAAGGTTATAATGTACAAATCACCATATCGGATAATACGGATCATCCTTCCTACCTGTTTGGTTATATACGATTCTATCGTTATGCCAGACTCAAGTTTAATTCTAATTAGAAAAAAGATGAATGCAAAAGACCAAAGAAAACTATGCAAAGCCGGATATACAATCCTGCGTCGCCATGATTACCCCCAGCCGCATATCACTTTTAAAAGCGATATAAATCCGGATAGTTGGAAAAGGTATGGGGACAATTATCCTTCAAAAGCGGAAAGAGACCGGGCAATGAAACGTTTATTAACCGATGCAAAAACGGTAGAAGATTAAAAATGACATGAAGCATGATACGTAAACATTATAAGATTACAATTAAAGAAATCGGAGTAGACAAACCCGTTGAAACCGAATACATTGGTTTTATTGACCATAAAGGATTGATAACTTTTTATGGGCTGAATAATCCCAATGTAGAGTGGTACAATATTGAAGAAATTCTCGAATAACTCAACAAAAAGAAGTAATGAATAAAAAAGAAAAAGCAGACTCAAATGTCTGCTTTATATGTAGTTTATTAAGAATAATCAAGACGGGATTCGAACCCGTGACCTTCTCCTTAGCAGGGAGCTGCTCTATCCACTAAGCTACAAGGAAATAATACTCAGGAATTAGCTGAGTCATGGCAACTTGCGTTACCGTTGTTACAAGGTTTTTGAGAACCCCTTTCGCATAACAACGTTGCAAAATTACAAATAAAATTGAATATACAATGAAAATAATAGTAAGTTTTTCTGGCGGAAAGGATTCACAAGCCTGTTTAATTCAAGCTGCAAAACAGTACGGATCCGATAAAATAGAAGCCGTTTTCTGTGATACAGGTTGGGAGCATCCGCTTACATATCAACATATCAATGCCGTATGCCAACAGCTTGATGTTAAGCTAACTATAATTCGTAATGAGAAAGTTGGTGGTTTTCAAAACTTATGTAAACAGATGAAATGCTTTCCCGTAGCATCTCGCAGGGCTTGCACATCAGTCTTAAAGATACAGCCTATGATTGATTGGATAATATCGCAAGATGAAAATTTTATTCTCATTCAAGGAATTAGAGGTAAAGAAAGTATATCGCGTGCAAAAATGGAGCCTGAATGTTCCTATTTCAAGGAATATTTTAGTGTCAATAAAGGAATGAAATTGTATCGGAAAACAGCAGTCTTAGAATGGTGTAAAAGGCATGATGCTTCTGTGTTACGTCCTATATTTGATTGGACGGCTCAACAAGTAATAGATTATATTCTTTATAATGACCAACAACCTAATCCTTTGTATAGACGTGGAGCATCCCGTGTTGGTTGTTTTCCGTGCATAATGAGCCGTAAGGGAGAAATCAAAGTTTTATCGAAAGATGTTGATATGACAAAAAGACTTATTCAACTGGAAAAGGAGGTTGATGCTTTGGGGCAAAAGGGACATGCAGGGTTCTTTCCCAAAGGATACATACCGGAACGATTTTGTAGAAAATATGGTGATAGATGTCCGACAGTACAAGAAGTGATTGATTATGTGAACCGAGATGAAGCAATGGCAGACATGTTTGAACCGGAAAGTGGATACAACTGTATGAGTCTCTATCATGGACTTTGTGAATAATATGTTTAATTCAATAAGAAACAGATATGAGTAAAATCTACCTGTGTGAAAGATGTAAATACTGTACGCATTCACCCAATTTATTTCAGCCATATTATTGGTGTTCGTGGTATGGAAAAGAAGTAAGGACACCTATTCAAAGATGTAATAACCTCAAAACAAATCAAAAATGAATAAAGAAAAAATTATTAATCAATGCCTGTCAATGATAGATAGCTTTGATGGGAGTGATAGCGATTATCTTGATTTACTTCATGAACTGATGGATGAATGTGAGATAAGAATAGAAGGGAAAGAAATGGAATTAAAAACTAAATTGAAATGAATATACTTGATTTACCATTAAAAGCCATTTGGTACGATATGATAGAATCCGGCGAGAAAAAAGAGGAGTATCGAGAACATAACAGTTATTGGGCTAAAAGATTTTATGCTTGCTACGATAAAAACACGGATTGCAAAATCTATATTCCCGAAAAGTGCAAGTATTGTTGCAAACCGCCCCTTAAACATTATGATGCCGTCCGTTTTCGTTACGGATATACAAAACGAACTATGTTATTTAAATTGGATAGCATCTCTATTGGCAAAGGTCGTCCGGAATGGGGTGCACCGGATAATGAAGCTTTTATTTTAAAATTAGGAAATCGGATTAACTAATAGCAAGTAAGCTATTCAATCTCTTGCCATGTTGTACGTTTATCCAGCTCCTCCATTTTCTCCATGATCCTCCTGTTTGTTTTATAAGACCTAACTGCGTTGAATATTGCAATGAACAGTGATAGAACGGCACCGACAATAGCGATGGTTGTACATTTATAAAATACTCCTATAACGGTGATTGTAAACGAGATTAATAGGAGTATTAATAGTATCCAATTCTTTTTAATGAAATCAAGATTCATATCTTGTCTTATTAATTAATTCGCAAAAATACAAAATTAAAATGATAATAGCATCCGAATTGCTCTCTTATCTGCCAGATAGAGTTTTTGATAGGCAAGTAGAACGAGTAATGAAAGGAGAAATTAGTATTAACGATGTAGCCTAATTAGGCTCAAAACAAATCAAATATGAATCAAATGGATATAAAGTTAAGTAAGATGCAGCTTATTCATTTAGGAAATATCTGCAAAAAAGGATGGGGTGGTTATAGTAAACCCTCCGATGATTTAGAAGAAATGGTAAAAAACGGTCTATTGACAAAATCAGCCGGACCATTCGGTGATGTTGTTTATCGTCCAACTGCCGAAGGACGTAAATTCATTAACTCAATATAA